GAAAGACGATGGCCTGTTTCTCGAATTGTCTGGCCCGCGCTACACATACACCAGCAACGGCAAGATACAGGTCGAGAGCAAGGAAAGCATGAAAAAGCGCGGCGTGAAATCGCCAGACAAGGCTGACGCCGTGTGCCTCACGCTTGCCGTGGACTTCACTGCGCTGGCGTTTGCGAAGCGATCCGACTGGAACAAACCGCTCAAGCGAAATATCAAGGGCGTTGTGTAAACGCACACACCTAGCCAACTGCACAAGTTTCTGTTAATTTGCGCACAAGCGGAAATGAGGTTGAAGATGGCAGAGCAAAGCGAACAGCGTCAGCGGTATGGCTACACAGACGAAAGTGGCAATCGCGTATCTGCGCTGCGTGATATGTTCAATGGTGGCGGCCCCGGCCAATCAGGCACGACATTTCAAGGTGGTGGCGCGCTATCTAGCCTCGGCAATGCTCTTGGCGGTCCTGCTATGTTTGGCGGCGGTGACGGCGTCAACATGGGCCGCGTTGCTGGTGGTGCAATCGGCGGAATGGCTCTTGGCCCCGTTGGTGGCTTGCTGGGTGGCTTGGTTGGCGGCGGTATGGGCCGTGGTGGTTGGGGCTACACCGATGCGATGGGAAATCGCGTGTCTGCTGGCACCGATATGATTGACGGCGGTGGCCGTGGAATGGCTGGCGACACCTTCCAAGGTGGACCATTTTCGGGCTTGCTTAATGCGTTTGGCATTCGTCCGCTTGGCTATAACGCCCGTCAGGCAGCGATGCAGCAGGACGCCAACGCGCCTTCACTAATGGCACAGCCCGTTCAACAGCCTTCCCCCGCAGCGCCCGTTCCAGAAAGCTATGGCATGACATCAATGCCAAATCTGACGATGGATCAAATTCGGCTGCTGCAAGAATTGGGCGTAAATACGGATGCAATGGCTGGTGAGCCTGCAACTGCAGCCGAAATGGCCGCATTGCTTCGCAGCCCCGGCACTTTGCTGTCAATGACCAATCCGCAAGTTGGTCGCATGTATGCGCCGCAAAACCCCGGTGCTGCGATCCAGCCCGATGGATCGGCTATGCCTCGCTATAGCGTTCCGACCGCATCGGGTGTGTCTATGGGGCAATCAGACATTGGCACTGTGCGCCCGTTCACTAGCCGCGTCCCGACGAGAATGCCGATACAGGGCTTCACGCCTGTGTTTGACATCTCCAATCCGCCGCCGCCTCCAATGAATTCTGCGACGCCTCCTAACGCTGGCGTTGCTGCTGCCAATCGGGCGTATATCGAGATGCAGCGCCGTGCGGCAGCGCGTGCCAACCCCATCCGCCCCATGCTTTTGCCCCGATAGGAGCAACATATGTATCCTGACGAAAACGATCTGACCAATGAGGTCAATGCTCTCATTAATCCCGATTACATGAGTGACGACGAATTGCAGGGCATTGTCGGGTCTGAAATTGACGATGCGGTGGACTTTATCGACAACATTGTCTCGCCCGTCCGCGCCAAGGCAACCGAATACTATCGCGGCGAACCCTTTGGCGACGAAGAGGATGGCCGCTCGCAGGTCGTCAGCTACGATGTGCGCGACACGGTGCAGGCAATCCTGCCCAGCCTGATGCGTATCTTCACGGCATCGGACTATGTGGTTGAGTTCACGCCGCGCAATCCCGAAGACGTTCCGATGGCCGAGCAGGCTACGGAATACGTCAACTACATCTTCAACCGCGATAATGACGGCTTCATGGTCCTGCACAGCGCGTTCAAGGACGCTCTGGTGCGCAAGGCTGGCATCATCAAGTTCTACTGGGATGACAGCTTCGACACTGAGACCAGCGAGATGACCGGGCTGGATGACGCTGCGCTTGCGACGCTTTCTGCCGATCCGCTGATCCAGATTGACATGACCCGCAGCTACGAAGCGCCGGAAATCCTGCCGCCCGGTGCTATCGAGATGGGTATCCCTGTTCCCGTGCTGCACGATGCGCGCGTCACTCGCCGCTTGCCGAAAGGCCGCGTGAAGATTGAAGCGTTGCCGCCGGAAGAGTTCTTGATTGACCGCCGCGCAAAGTCGATCCGCGATGCTGATTTCGTCGCTCACCGCCGCGTTGTCACTGTGTCTGACCTTGTGGCTATGGGCTACGACTTCGATGAGGTGTCCAGCCTTTCGACCGACACCGACGATCTGGATACCAACGTCGAGCGTTACACCCGCAACCCTGCGCTGACATCCAGCAAGGGCGACCGCTCCGATCCCGCGATGCGCAAGGTTAGCTACATTGAAGCATACATCCGCGTGGACCGCGACGGCGACGGCATCGCGGAACTGCGCAAGGTATGCGTCGCTGGCGTAGGCAATAAAGTTTTGAGCGATGAAGCGTGCGACATGGCACCCTTCGCCGCTATCTGCCCCGATCCCGAGCCGCATGATTTCTTCGGCATGTCGGTCGCTGACACTGTGATGGACATTCAGCGCATCAAGTCGGTCATCATGCGTAACACGCTCGACAGCCTTTCCCAGTCGATCAACCCGCGTATGGCGATTGTCGAGGGCGAGGTATCCATCGAGGATGTGATGAACACCGAAACTGGTGCCATCATCCGCCAGCGCAGCCAAGGCGCTGTGACGCCCCTCACAATGCCCTTCGTTGGGCAAGCTGCCTTCCCGGTGCTGCAGTATATGGATGCGGTCAAGGAAAGCCGCACGGGCATCTCTGCGGCCTCTCAGGGGCTTGACCCGGATGCGCTGACCAATGCCACGGCAACTGGCGTCAATGCCGTTGTCACCGCAGCACAACAGCACATTGAAATCATCGCCCGCCTCTTTGCTGAGACCGGGATGAAGGACTTGTTCAAGGGCATTCTGCGCCTTGTCGTGCAGCATCAGGACCACGCCCGCATGGTGCGCCTGACAAACGAGTTTGTGCAGCTTGATCCTCGTGGCTGGGACAGCGGAATGGATGTGATGGTTAATGTCGCGCTGGGCCGTGGTTCGGATCAGGCGCGCATGGCGATGCTCACGCAGATTGGCAACATGCAGCGCGAGGCGATGACGGAACTTGGGCCGATCAATCCGCTGACAGACATTCGCAAGCTGTATAACACGCTGGCCGAGATGACGACGCTGGCAGGCTTCAAGGACACCAGTGCATTCTGGTCCGATCCCGCAGACTTCCAGCCGCCGCCTCCGCAACCACCGGAGCCTGACGTAAACCAGATGCTTATCCAAGCGCAGATTATGCAAATCCAAGCGGATGTGCAGACAAAGCAGGCTGAGATGGAGCGCAAGCGCGAAGAGACCATGATCGACGCGCAGTTGAAGGTTTTGGAGTTGCAACAGAAATCTGAAACCCAAATCAGCAGCGACCAAATTCGCAGATCGGCAACGATTGCCCGTGAAGCGATGAAGGCACAGGCAGACATGATCAAGGAGGCCGTCCGTGGCGAAGAGCAAACAGCAGCAAATCCAAGACGCCCGTGAGGCCAAGCGGCTTCTGAGCGACGAAACCTTGCAGCGCGTCTTCGCAGAGGTAGAGCAGCAAATTTTCGACGGAATGATCGCCAGCGATTTGGGCGATGTGGATGAGGTTCTGCGTCTTCAAGCAGAACTCTACGGCGTAACCGCGCTTCGCCGCCGCCTCCGTATCTGGGTAGATGCGGGTATTATTGCGGAAAAAGGCGCAAAGTGATATATGGAGATTAAGCAATGGCAGATAGCAGCAACCCGCTAGGGACTGACCTGCAGAGCGCACAAGATGCAATCCGGGCTATGATGGCACCCCTTGAGGACAATGCCGCAGGTGAGGATGCGCCGCTCGAAGAAGCGAGCGAGGGCGAGGAATACGAAGCGCAAGCCGAATATGCCGAACCCGAAATGGACGAAGGGCAAGACCCCGAAGCCTACGACGAAGAGGAACCCGAAGGTTCGCCAGACCTGATTACTGTCAAGGTCAACGGCGAGGAGATCGAGGTAACCCTTGAGGAGTTGCGCAACGGCTATTCCCGGCAATCCGACTACACGCGGAAATCGCAAGAACTTGCTGAACGTCGCAAAAATATCGAGGCGCTTGAGCAAGAGATTACCGCAGAACGCGAACAATACGCGGAACTTCTACCGCGTATGCGAGAGCAGTTGCAGCAGCAGCTACAAGCCGAACCCGATTGGGACAAACTGTATGAACAGAACCCCGTCGAGGCCGTTAAACTTGAACGGAAATGGCAGCAGGTAAAGCAGCAACGGGAACAGCAAATTCAGGCTGTGCATGCGGAACAACAGCGTCTTATGACGATCCGCCAGCGCCAAATGCAAGAGCAGTTGGTTAAGCAGTCTGAAGCCGAGCAGGCCCGCCTGCCCGAGATGATCCCTGAGTGGAAAAACCCGGAGACGGCCAGAAAAGAGGCCAAAGAGGTCCGAGAGTTTCTACTTGCCAACGGATTTTCGGAGCAGGACGTTGACGGTATCACCAATGCGGGTGTCGTCAAATTGGCTCGCAATGCAATGCTGTTTGAAAAGGGGCGTGCGAAGATTTCGGAGGCAAAGGGTCAGGCAAAGCCGGGTCCGAAGCCGATGAAAGCAGGCTCCCGTGGCACCCAGCCTCGTCGTCGCGGAGATGTAGAAAAGGCGCAACAACGCCTACGTCAAACGGGTCGTGTCACTGACGCGGCTCAAGTCATCAAATCCCTACTATGAGGTAGCATCATGGCTATTGTCGCAAATACGTTCCAGACGTTTAATGCCAAGGGCATTCGCGAGGAACTTTCCAACGTAATCTCGAACATCTCGCCCGAAGAGACCCCGTTCCAGTCGAACGTCGGCTCCGAGAGCGTTTCCAACGCTTTCTTCGAGTGGCAGACCGACAGTCTCGCCGCAACTTCGACCACAGCAGTCATCTCGGGCGACGACGTTGCTTCGTTTGACAGCACCGCAGCGACGACCCGTTTGGGCAACTACACCCAAATCCGTCGCCGCACGATGGTCATCGAAGATCGTCTTGAGTTTGTCGATAAAGCTGGTCGTGACAGCGAAGTCGCATATCAGCTTGCCAAGCGCGGCAAGGAACTCAAGCGCGACATCGAAGCTGTTCTGCTGGACAACAACGCTCGCGTTGCTGGTAACTCGACCACTGCTCCCGAGACCGCTGGTCTGGGCGCATGGCTGACCACCAATTCCAGCTTCGGCACTAGCGGTGCAGACCCAACGGGTGACGGCACCGATGCTCGCACGGACGGAACTCAGCGCGCTTTCACTGAAGCGATGCTGAAGTCGGTCATGCAGTCTGCTTGGACTGCTGGCGGCAACCCCTCGGTTCTGATGGTTGGCCCCTACAACAAGACTGTTGCATCGGGCTTTGCTGGTATCGCGGAAACCCGCGTTGCTGGTGGCGACAGCCAGACCACCATTATTGGGGCTGCCGACGTTTATGTTTCCGACTTCGGAAATATTTCTTTCGTTCCCAACCGCTTCCAGCGTGAGCGCGATGCATTCCTTCTCGATCCTGAGTATGCATCGGTTTGCTACCTGCGTCCGATCCAGCAGATCGAACTTGCCAAGACTGGCGATGCCGAGAAGCGTATGGTCATCGCAGAATTTGGTCTCAAGGTTCTCAACGAAGCCGCACACGGCATTGTTGCAGACCTCACGACCTCTGCCTAATAATCTGGGGGGCGGGCTTCGGTCCGCCCCTCTCACCATAGGAAGCCGACATGCAGAAACGCATCTTTGACACCGATCCTCTCACTGGCATCACACGATACTGGCATGTGAAGGACAACGGCGAATTTGTCATTGAGACGGAACAGAAGATTGCGGTTGATGACGCGAACACGCGCGCCCGCAATGCAACAGATAAGCGCACGAAATGGGGAGACATGTCGCGTGTAGCGTCCATCCCACTTTCCGTGTATTATGATTTGAAGCGCAAGGGTATCGTTGACGATCCCAAGGCGATGAAGAAATGGCTGAATGACCCAGACAACCGGGCATTTCGGACGCGCGAAGGGACCGTTTGATGGCGATTACGTCATATACCACGCTCAAGTCGGCCATTGCGGACTGGCTATTGCGGGATGACCTGACTGCGGTTATCCCTTCGTTCATTTCGTTAGCGGAAGCCAAGTTCAACCGCCGCATCCGCGACTATCGCATGGTCAAGCGCGCCACGGCGCAGTTTGATGCAGGATATGCCGCAGTTCCAGCCGATTGGCTGCAGAACGTGCGATTTCAGCTTAACACCTCGCCCATCACGACGCTGGAATATGTGACGCCGGATCAGGCTGCGGAAGAGGTTCGCCGCTACGTCGCAGCGGGACAACCGCGTTTCTTCACGGTGATTGGAAAGCAGTTTCAGCTTGTTCCTGCGCCTGATGGCACGCTTGATGGCGAATTGACCTATCACGCCAAAATTCCCGCGCTGTCTGACAGTGTTGCTGACAACTGGCTGTTGGACGTTGCGCCAGATGTGTATCTCTACGGCGCGCTGATGGAAGCTGCCCCGTATCTGGATGACGCTGAAAAACTTGGCGTCTGGGGCAATCTTCTTGAGCAGGCGATGCAAGCCCTCCGCATTGAGGGCGAGCGGTCGTCTATTGGATCATCTTCGCTGCGCATGCGCGCACAGCCTATGGGGTAAGTCATGTCTTTTTCCAACACCTACGAAACGATTGTCCTTCAGTGGACATTCACCAACACCTCTGTGACCCGGCCCACGG